GGTCATTCGTGTATATTAGAAAAAGAAAAATAAAAAATAAAAAGATATGTATTGCGGACTTTCTGTTGAAGTCCAGCCCTTTTGTTAGGGTGGTGCCATTTTTGGTTGGTACCTAATGAATTCTTCGTACAACGCTACCTGTCCGTTGACAGGTGCGGGGCTGCTTGAATGAGCCCGCTAAGAGTGTTCATACAGTAAGAGGTGAAGCTCTCTCGCTGGTGCAATTCCAGTGTATGAAGGGATCTTAGTATAAAAAGCAATCGTTGTCTGTAGTGGATGTATCGATGCTCCTCGGAAGGGAGCTAACGACTTTGTACCAAAGAATTATAATTTCCAGTGAAGTGAAGGACAACTGCTGGAGCCTCGTAGAGGTGATTTTCTAAATGTCCCCGTGCAGGTTGCGGAATAATTCCTGACAGTGTATCCTGATGAATGATCACCCCCCACATTGGTTAATTGTGGATTGGAAGCTATATATATTTATTAGGTTCCTTATTACTAGTCAATATTCTTAAATCATTTTTCCATTTTAAGTCTCTATTTAGTAATATACAGTTATCATGAAGTCTTCTTGCGTAAATACCGATATCATCCCTGGTGGTGGAATGGAACAGCCTTTGGCTGAAGAGTACAACCACACTGGGGATTCTAGTGATGAATGCACTGTAAGTGAAATGTCTGAGAAAGAAAGATGTGTTAAAATGTACAGTCGAAGATGTCGGAATCACACGCGACATAGGAAGTATTATAAAAAGGATCATTCCAAGCTCAATTCGAGCGTACGATTTGGCTTTAAAACCAAAAATGAAGGAAAGGTTCAAGTGCTTCGTCGAGAAGATGACTGTTGCGGGGTAGTGGCCGCTCATAATCAATCCACTACTACGGATAATACCGGATATACCTGCCAAAATGGACTGTTCTCAGTCGATGTTAAGGTGGGTGGTGACAAGTTTGAAAAAGGTGTTGATGGTCTTGAAAAGATCGGCAACATGTGTAGCACCATTAATGAAGGCATGAAGAGCGTAAAGTACCCTGAATTGCCTCCACTGCTGAGTTCATGTGGATTGAACGATATTTTGTGTCGACTCGAGGATTTAACTGCGGTCGTCACGGGAGTCGTTCATGCAAAGAATTTAGCTGGTATGGTTTCCGTCATCCATCTATATGCCAGAACAATTATTGGGAATCATTCCCTTGCTCTTGGCATTATCCGGACTTTCACGCAGCTCATATCTGGTGGGAAGTGTGATATTAAACCTGGGAATAGTACCGGGGAAATTGATGTTCAGTCAGGAGATGAGCAATCCGAGACTAATGTCTTTAAGGCCATTCGGAAAGCAATTTTCAATTGGAAGGATTATGTTGCTTCAAATCCTTTGGCTAAGAACATCACCAATGCCATCAGTGCATTGATCTCCCTGGGTTTCTTTCCCCAGGCTGCCGAAACCCACAAAGACTTGCTTAAATCTTTCTCGATTAAAGCATGGAATGTACAAAAGAAGTCTGTTGATTTCTTCAGTATGCTTATTGAGACCACACTCTTCTTCTGTGAGAGATTCTTTGTAGCATTCCAAATGGGTGACCCTTCTTTCCTCTGGAAACCTACTGAGGAGACAGAAGTTATTGACGTCGAGTATTCTACATTGCTCGCTGCTGAACAACTCGCTGTCCTTGGGAAGATCCAGGAGATGAGGGAACAAGGCATTAACGGTATTGAGGATTACCGTGTGAGAATTGATAATCTCATCAAAAGACTCACTGAGTACCTTGCTAAGGAGACCAAGAAGGTAGGAAAACCATCCGACAATCCTGCTCTCCGACAAGGTATTTTGGCTAAGTTGCTCCGCATGAAGCAGTTATCCGTGGCCATGTTAACGCGTGTCCAAGGGTCCAGCATTCGCGAGGCTCCTTTTGCCATTAATCTTTTTGGGCCTTCCTCAACCGCCAAGACACAAGTCACAAACCTTTTGATGAAATGTGTGTTGTCGGCGGGTGGATACCCTCATAAGGCTACGAACATCTCTAGTCTTAATGAGGGCGACAAATATGATTCCGATGTCACCAATGAGACATATGGTTTGGTAATTGATGATAGTTGTAACACAAAATCACAATTTATCGATCGCCCTCCGTCTCAACGGATGATTGAAATCATCAACAACGCACCGCGAGCCACTTTGCAGGCGGACGTGGAAAAGAAAAATAAGATCTTCTGGAATCCGAAGAGCATTATAGTGAATACCAATGTTAAGACATTACTGGCTGAGGTATTCTCGAATTG